GATCAACTTCGCGCCGTCCGGCGTCCGGCCCATGTGGGGGATCGTCGTCGGGCACAACGGCACGACCGTCATGCGCGACCCGTATCACACGGGCACCAACTCGCAACAGGTCTTCGGCTCACAGATCGCGAACGGCATCACCGGGGGCGGCATCGACTCGATCACGCTGGGCCCGGCGGTCAACGCGAGCGGCGTCACCTACGACGTGCTGGTGTTCCCGGGCAGCGCGACCGCCTGTAACAACGGCTGGGGCTGCCCGGGCGAGATCGTGCCGGTCGATCCGGAAGGCCCGGGCGGTCCGCCGTATCACGACCCGCCGGTCCCCCCGGAACCCCCCGGGCCGCCGACCGACCCGCCGTTCCCCCCGGGCCCGCCGATCGATCCGTTCGGCCCGCAGTGTGTCGGCCCGTCAACGCAGCTGATCAACCAGGCGCTCTCGCGCATCGGCATCGGCAAGCAGATCGGCGACATCCTGACCGAGAACACGATGGAGGCGACCGTCGCGCGCCTGCACTACGTCACCGACGTCGACACCGTGCTCCGCGACTTCGCCTGGCCGTTCGCGACGCACTACGCGACGCTCGTCGTCGTGGCGGGCCCGTCGCCGGCGGCGTCGCCGGACTGGCTCTACAGCTATCGCCGGCCGACCGACTGCGTGTTCGAGCGGCGCTTGTGCGTGGCGCGCGAGGCGGGCGTGGACCCGACGCCGCCGCCGTTCCAACTCGGGAGCGATGCCGACGGCGGGCTGATCTACACCAACCAGGCGGACGCGGTGCTCGAGTACACCTCGCGGTCCGTGTGCGCCGCCGGCGACGGCGATCCGTTGTTCAAGGACGCGCTCGCGTGGCGACACGCCTTGAGCCTGGCGCCGCCGTTGACGCGGATGACGGACGTCGCGGCCGGCTGTGAGACGAAGTATCAGACCGCGCTCGCGCTCGCGTCTGCCGTGCTCCGCCCGGGCAACCCGGGGCGCCCGACGCTGCCGGCCGCGATCGATGCGGACCCGGCCGCGGCCGCGGCGAACGCCGCCGTCGTCAACCGCGGGCTCCTCCGCATCGGCGCGCAGACGATCACGAACCTCACGACCGACCAGAGCCGCGGCGCCGTCGCCGCGCGCGACGTGTTCGAGGACGAGCTCCAGGCGGTGCTCCGCGACTTCGCCTGGCCGTTCGCGACGCGCTACGTCGATCCCCTGCCGCTCGTCGCCGGCACGGCCCAGGTCCACGCCAACCCGGACTGGACCTACAGCTATCGGCTCCCGATCGACTGCGTCATGGCGCGGCGCCTGGTGTCGCCGAGCGGCGTCGGCCGACGCTGGGACCCGAACCCGCCGCAGTTCCGCACGGGCACCGACGCGATCGGGGGGCTCCTGTTCACGGACCTCGAGAACGCCGTGCTCGAGTACACGGCCCGGCTCGACGGCGCGGTGCTCATCGCCGACCCCGTCTTCCGCGAGGCGCTCGCGTGGCGCCTGGCGGCCGTGCTCGCGCCGAGCCTGGCGCAGGCGGACCCCGAGGCCATCGAGCAGCTTGGCCGCGGGCCCGACGACCCGCGCACGCCGAAAGTGCCGAAGCCGACCGCGGCGCAACTGCGGCAGCGCATCGCCGACGGCGCCTGGCAGCAATACAACATCGCGCTCAACGTCGCGCGCGCGGCCGCGATGAAAGAGCAACAACAGGCCCCGAACGGCCCCGCCCCGTGGATCGTGGCGCGGGGCGATCAGTGGAACGTGACGCGCCGCAACTAGGATGGCGACGAGCTCTACGTTCCAACGCGCCTTTGCCGGCGGCGAGCTCGCGCCGGCGCTGGCCGCGCGCGCGGACCAGGCGAAGTATCAGACCGGCCTCCGGACCTGTCGCAACTTCCTGGTCATGCGGCACGGCGGCGTCGCGAACCGCCCGGGCACGCGCTACGTCGCGACGACGAAGACGAGCAGCCCGGCGACGTTCCTCTTGCGCTACGTGTCGGCCGTCGCCGGCGACAGTGTGCTCCTCGAGGCGGGCCCGGGCTATCTGCGCTTTTTCAAGAACGGCGGCGCCGTGCGCCTGAGTGGCGTCGCGGCGTACGACAACGCGGCCGCGTACCACATCGGCGACATCGCCGCGAGCGGGGGCGTGAACTACTACTGCGTGAAGGACTCGACCGGGCACGCCCCGCCCAACACGACGTACTGGTACCCGATGCCGGCCGATCTCCTCGAGCTCCCGACCGTCTACGGCAACGAGGGCTTCAAGTGGGTGCAGAGCGGGAACGTGATCACGTTGACGTCGCCGTTGCATCCGCCCTACGAGGTCATCTACCTCGGGCCGACGCAGTGGGTCATCCAGGTCGTGAGCACGGCGCCGAAGATTCAACCGCCGACCGCGCTCGGCGTCGTCGGCGGCGCCGCCGGCGCCCTGAGCTACGCGTACCGCGTCACCGCCGCGGCCGTCGACACGTACGAGGAGTCACTGCCGACGCCGCAGGTCCAGGTCACCCCGATCGCCGTGCCGACGCCGGACGCGCCGAACGTCCTCTCGTGGACGGCGCCGGCGAGCGGGCCGGCGCCCGTCGAGTACTACGTGTATCTCGATCCCTTCGGCAACGGCACCTTCGGCTTCATCGGCACGGCGACCGGCGTCACGTCGTTCCGCGATACGGGCTTCATTCCCGACTTCGGTGTGACGCCGCCGTTGCCGCGCGTCCTGTTCAACGCCACCGACGACTACCCGAGCACCGCCGCCTACTTCCAACAGCGGCGCTTGTTCGCGAACACGAACCACAACCCCGACGCGATCTTCGGCTCGCGCACGGGGCTCGCGAGCAACTTCAACATCTCGAGCCCGCTCCAGGACGACGACGCGATCACGTTCCGCATCGCCGGCAACCAGCACAACCCGGTGCGGAACCTGGTCGGCCTGTCGCAGGGCTTGATCGTCCTGACGGACGCGGGGGAGTGGACGGTCGTCGGCGGCACGACGAAGGTCCTGTCGCCGAGCTCGATCGACGCCGAGCAGGAGACGTTCGCCGGCGTCGATCCCCTGACGCCCGTCGTCGTCGGCAACGCGATCCTCTACGTGCAGGCGCGCGGCGCGATCGTGCGCGACCTCCGCTTTACGCAACAGGTCGAGGGCCTCGCCGGCCGCGACCTGACGTTGTTCGCCGCGCACCTGTTCGACGGGCACACGCTCCAGGCGCTCGACTACCAGCAGACGCCGCACTCGATCGTGTGGGCGTGCCGCGACGACGGCATCCTGCTCGGCCTCACCTACATCTACGAGCAGGAGATTTGGGGCTGGCATCGCCATGACACGGCCGCGGCCGGCCGCTTCGAGGACGTGTGTGTGGTCCCGGAGCCCGGTGAGGACGCCGCGTACGTGATGACGCGGCGCACGATCGGCGGCACGTTTGTCCGCTACATCGAGCGCCTCGAGCGCCGCACGATCCTCAACTGGAACGCCGACAGCTTCTTCGTCGACGCGGGCCTCAGCTACAGCGGCGCGCCCGTGACGAGCATCAGCGGCCTCGATCATCTGAACGGCCAGGTCGTCGCCGTCGTCGCCGACGGCCAGGTCATCTACAACGGCGACCCCGGCGGCGCCGCGGCCGCGGACTTCACCGTCGCCGGCGGCACGATCCCGCATGTGTTCAGCCCGGCGGCGTCGATCATCCACGCGGGCCTGCCGATTCGGTTCGCGGACCTCGAGCTCCTCGACCTCGACGTCGAGGGCACGCAAACGCCCGTGCGCGACAAGATGAAGCGCGTCGGGAGTCTGTCGCTCTTGCTCGATGCGTCCGTCCGCACGTTCCAGGCGGGGCCCGACGTCACGCATCTCCGCCCCGTGCGGCTCCTCCCGACGGACCTGGGGAGCGAGCAGTTCCCGTTCACCGGCCAGGAGGAGCTCACGGTCGAGGGCCTGTTCACCAAGGCCGGGCGCGTGTTCATCCGCCACACCGACCCGCTGCCGTTCACCGTGCTCGGCGTGCTGCCGAACCTGATCCTCGGAGGGTAGAGCGATGGCTGCCTTTACTGCGCTCGCGATCGCCGGCCTGGCGCTCCAGGCCTACGGCGCCGTCAAAGCCGCGAAGGACGCGAAGAAGGCCGGCACCGCGCAACAGCAGGCCGCCGAGTCGGAAGCGCAGATCGCCGACTACAACGCCAGCGTCGCCGACCTGCAGGCGAAGGACGCGATCGAGCGCGGCGCCCTGGCCGAGAGCAAGTTCCGGTCGCAGGTCCGCGGGATGATCGGCACGCAGCGCGCCGGCATCGCGGCCGGCAACGTCGACGTCGGCTACGGCTCGGCCGTCGACGTGCAGGGCGATGCCGCCTACCTCGGCGAGCTCGACGCGCTGACCCTCCGGACCAACGCCGCGCGCGAGGCCTGGGGCTACAACGTGCAGGCGGGCGATCTCCGGAAGCGGGCGGCCATCGCGCGCAAGACCGGGTACTACGCCGGCCAGGCCGCGAGCGCCAACGCCACGACCGCGGCGATTCAGGGGATCGGGTCGATCGCCCTCAGCACTGGGAGCCTGCTCGCGCAACGCTACGGCTTTAAGGACGGCAGCACGCCGCCGCCGCCGCGCGTCTCGCTGGGCGATGCCGTGCCCGGGGGAGTGAACGGCTAATGCCGACCGTCGCGCGCTACGGCCCACGCAAGGTCGATCCCGCGGCGCTGCCGGCCGCGCGCCTCACGGCGGCCGAGACGCCCGAGTCGGAAGGCCTCGCCGTCGCGCAGGCCGGCGAACGCCAGGGCGAGGCCCTCGGCCAAGTCGGGAGCGCCGCGTTCCGCCTGGGCGCGAGCGAGCGCGGGAAGATCATCCAGGAGGAGAAAGACCGCGCCGACGACGTCGCCGTGCTGAACGCGGTCACGCAGACCGGACAGTGGAAGAACCAGCGCGTCTACGACCCCGACAGCGGCGCGCTGACCCTCAAGGGCAAGGACGCCTTCGGGCTGCCCGAGCAGATCAACGACGAGTACACGCAGGTCACCGACCGGATCGCGTCGACGCTCACGACCGACAAGCAACGCTTCGCCTACAAGAAATACACGGCGGAGGACGGGCTCTCCCTCGATCACCAGATCCGGCAGCACGTCTACGGCGAGATGCAGCGGTACGAGGGCCAGGAGCTCGAGGCGTTCCTCGACAACTCGCGCAACCAGGCGATCCTCCAGGCCAGTGTCCCGGGCGCGTCCGGTCCGGACTCGACGCTGCCGCGCCAGGTCGGCGGCCAACTCGCCGCGCAGGAGCAGGCGATCAAGACGCACGGCCCGCGGCTCGGCATGGGCCCCGAGCAGATCCAGGCGGCCATCGACAAGACGCGCTCCGCGACGCACGTCGGCATCATTCAAAACCTGCTCGCGCAGCCCGACGGCACCGCGAGCGCGCAGGCCTACTACGACGAGACGAAAGCGCAGATCGCCGGCGACCAGCAGGGGCGCATCGAGAAGGCGCTCGAGGAGGGCCACGTCCGGAAGGACGCGCAGGCCGCGGCCGACAAGATCACCGCCGAGGGCGGCACGCTCACCGAGCAGCGCAACAAGGCGAAGGCGCTCTCGGGCGAGGTGCGCGACCGGGCGCTCGAGTACATCGAACACGAGAACGCGCTCAAGGAGCACGCCGAGCTCGAGGCCGAGCGGGCCGCGACCCGCGGCGCCTACGACATCCTCGACCGCACGAAGGGCGACCTCACGCAGATCCCGCCGTCGACCTGGGCGAGCTTCGACGGCGGCGTACGGTCGTCGCTCCGCAGTTACAGTGAGCACCTCGCGGCCGGCACGCCCATCGTCACCGACGAGCCGACCTACTACAACCTCCTCAAGACCGCGGCGACCGACCCGAGCGCGTTCAGCGCGGTCAACCTCCTCAAGTACCGGCACCTGCTCGGCACGGCGGAGTTCCACCACGTCGTCGGCGTCCAGACGGCGATCCTCGAGGGCAACCGCGCGAAGCTCGCGAAGGACCTCGGGCCGGCGAAGCTCCAGGAAGATGTCATCGACGAGGCGCTCATCGGCTGGGGCATCGACCCCAAGGCCAAGTACGACACCGACGAGGGGAAGAAGAAGGCCGCCCTGC